GTGGTGCGCTCTGTCGCCAACGCTGAACTTCTCGCCGCCCTTGATCTCGCCGCCTTTGGTGATGTGGATCAGAACCGAGGTGGCACGGAGGGAAGCGTCCGCAGCAATCTGCGCCTCAATATAGGGTGCCGAATAGGCGACGGTGGTCGGAAAAAGCTGGTCATCGGCGATGAGTTGAGGCGGCCGGGCGGGTCTCTTGCCGAGATCGGAGCGCGGCGCGGTCTGCAACGAGAGTAGCGGAACGAGGCATTCCACAGCGCCGCCCGCGAGATAGCCGATCCACGCGCTCCATGCCCGCTGCTGGTCCGCCGTGTGCAGGTCGATACCGGAATAGTCGATCTGCCAGCGGCCCCCGCCGTCCGTGGCAATGACATCCTCTTCGCCATTCAACGCGACGCCCCCGCTGACGACGTTCTGGACGACGCGGGCGTTTGCCTCCTTCGGGTTGAAGATGTGGGCCGGGAAGACGAACATGGCGGCACATGGCCATGCACGTGCCCCTATCTCTACGGACGGGGCTCGGGCTGAGGTGGCCGAGGCAGTGGCTCTCCCTCTTCAAGCGGCACGAGCTTGCCATCCTGCCGAACTGCACCCGCGATCCGCTTGAACTCGATCGCCATCACGTCACCGTCGCGGTTGCGGGGCCGGCCGGAGCCGAGGCGATGTCGCTCGCGTTGTAGGCGACGACCCAATACCAGTAGTCGTCAGCAGCCAGGCTGCCGTCGACCACGCTCATGACCTGCCCGAGCCCGCCCACGATCTCCCCGGAAACGTCGACTGCGGTCCCGAAGTCGTCCACAGTGTTGCGGAACAGCTTCACGTAGCTCAAATTGGACGACGAAGGATTGCGCCAGGTCACTTCGGCCTCGCCCACCGACCCGGTTGCCGTGACTTCGCTCGGGGCGGCGGGGGCAAGGCTCGCGGTGGAGGTGCTTACGGTCGTGTCGGCCGACCAGCCCGAGAACCGGCCGCCCGAGTTGTAGGCAACCCCGACATCGATCATCTCGTCCGCAGGCACAGCGCCAGTGAGCAGGGTTGATCCGCTTGGTGTGACCTCTTGCTCCACATAAGAGGCCTCGCCATCGATGCGCCACCTGACAAACCATGTCGGCGCGGAAGCGCTCACCGGATCAAACGTAACCGCAACCCGAGCGAAGGTGCCGGACCCGTCAATCTGAGCAACGGCGGTCGCGATCGTCGGCGCGGTCAGCGGCGGGAGATAGTATTTCGCAGCCGTGGGCGCGGGCTGACCATCCTCGGTTTCTGGGTTCCAGGTATCCACATTCGCGTCGACCGCGGCCCATTCGATGACCGCGCCGCCCGTTTCGCTGTCCCGATCGCCGCCGATAACCTCGACCGCTCCGGTAAAGAAGACGGTCCCGGCCTCCTCGATCGTCAGGTTGATGTAGCGTTCGGCCAGCGCCTCACGCGCCGAGAACACCGTGCGCACCCGGCCGCGTTGGGGCGCATTGACCCGCGCCATTTGCCGCTTGTCGAGCCGCCGCGCCTGTGTGTGTGAAGGCACCTGATGGTCCACGGTGGTCGATACGACCTTTCCGCGCTCCGTAATGTCGCTCTCATCGCGCCAAGGCTCGCACTCGACCTCGTTGTAGTCGTGGGCCGCCGAGACGTAGCGCGTGATGATCTCGTTGAGCCGGTTCTCCTCCTCCACGAACTCCTGCAGCTCGTAGTCGACGATCTGATCCGGCCCGACGCTGATGGTCGGCTCGTAGAGCTTGCCGGAATGGACGCGGATGCAGCCGTTCTCATCGACCGCGCTCCAGCCATCGAAGGTCGCGCGGATCATGTCGTCGACCTGCACCGGATCGGCATCGGCCGGGAACATGATCGCGCCGCGGTACTTCGGCTCGGTCCCTCCTGCGGCGAGCGGCATGCCAATGTCGCAGTCGTTGGCCGCGTCGATCCAGTATTGCTCGACCGGCGCGATCTTGGTCGCGTAGTCGTTGCCCATGAACTCGGTCTTGAACCACAGGTAGAGCAGCACCGCGTTGTCGGTGTAGGTCCAGGTCGCGGGATCGTAGGGATCGCTCGCAGGGTTGCGCGGATCGTGGCAGAAGTGCCCCTGCACAGCGAGGCTCATCGCTACGTTGTCGCCCTGCGGGTAGATGTCGAGGAAGTCCTCGCCCTTGACGCCGGTCTTGATGAGGTAGCCCGAGACAATGCCGTCGCCGCGGTGATCGCTGGTCCACGTCGGCACGCGGCTAACCACCGCGGAGTGCGCTACGTTCGGGTTGGCGCCGAGGTTGTAGCCGGCCAGCACCTTGTTATCGTCGTAGCTGCCGTCCGAAAGCTGCTGCACGAAGCCGCCCGAGATCGTCACCTTGTCGTCGTTGAGGTAGGGCTGCAGGACGGCGTTGATCGGGCCTTCGCAGAACGCGCCCACGTCCACCGTCTCGCTGTCGCTGGTGTTGGTAAACAGCATGAGCGACCAGAACACCCGGCGCTCGCCGAGGACGTGGATGCGCGGCGGGTTGGGGCTCTTGTGCTCACGCTCGGATGCGTCGGGCTTCGGTGGACTGCCGCGCAAAAGGCCCGAGGCGAAGTAGGTCGCGGCAGTGGTGATGGCATAGGCCGCGATCGAGGCGACCGCCTGACTGATCCCCCACGCGACGAGCTGCGCGGCTATGGCCTGAGGCATCGCGGCCTCCACGCCTTGAGCACCGTGGGAGCGCTGACGGCCGCAATCCCGCCCGTTGCGGGGACGAACGCCCAGCGCCGACCGGTCCAGATGGCGCCGCATTCGACGCTATCGACCACGACCACCGGCTCGTCGGTCTCGGGGTCCGTTTCCGTGCGGATCGCCGGCAGCTCGATTACGCCCACGTCGCCGGGCTCGAGTTCGGTCAACGCAATCTCATCGGCGCGCCCCTCGGCGGCGCGATCCCACAGCGGGACCAGGCCGCCCGCGTCGTGCAGCATGGCCTCTGCTTCGGCTTCGTCGGCGTAGGAGGGCAGGGCATCCGCAACGCCGGCCCAGATCGCGGGGAACGCCGTGCAATCGTGGACGCGCCACTCCCATGCCTTCGTGCGTGCGGCCGCGAGATATTCGCCGAGATCCATGTCAGCGAGGCCCGAACCGGCGCGTCACACCCTGCGAGATCATCGCGACGTGATCGCAGAAGGCATCCGTGGGCGAGCGCAGGCGCTGGCTTGCATCGGTCCAGAAGGTGAAGCGGGGATTCGAGCGCGACGTGTCCGCACCGCCGACCATGAGAACGATAGTTCTTATCCGCCCATCGTCAGCATGCCGGCTCTCGACCCGCAGGGCATCGGCTATGCCTAGCCATTCCCACGTGATCGGGCCGGTCAATTGCCAATCCTGATCGAACGTCACGTGCCCGATGCGCGTCTCCGCGCCCTTAACGGTCGCCTTGTCCTCTCGCGCGAGGCGCAGCGTCTCGGCCGAGACACCCGAGAGGGTGAAGTTGACGCGTTCGGCCACTCCGTTGATGAGCGCCTGCAGGCCGGGAATGCCGATCAGCCCTCCGGCGCCGAGCCATGTCGCGCCGGCAGGATCCACCGCGTCTGCCGGCGTCTCCAGCGGCCCGAGCCCGGTCCAGAGATAGCAGACCGGATCGCTGTCGATGCGCAGGAGCCAGGAAACGCGGGTGACGGCCATGCGAGCGTGGTGGCGCGCAGGGGCGGCTGATTATACGGACGGGCTCAGCGGCGCCCGTAGCGTTGCGCACTCTGCACCGCGCCCGGCGCATCCTTCATCGACTGCTGGTAGGCCTTGCCTGCCGCCTGCGCTGCATTGGCGCGCGAGATGCGCTCCATGTCCTGATAGAGCTCGGCCGTCACCACGGCGCCGCGCAGGTCGAACTTGGGCGAGCTGATGACGGTGGTGCCGCCCTGCGCCTTCAGGCGATGGTTCGGGACGATCACGCCGTTTTGCTGCGGCACGAACATCTCGCGCCCGGTTTCGCCGACCATGTAGGGGACGCCGGCGCGGACGTTGCCGCCGATTGCCCGGCCGCCGCCGAAGATCGCGCCTGTGACGGAACTGAACAGGCCGCCGAGCAGATCGCCGCCGCCTGCTTGGTCGAGGGCCTCCGCCAGCGGCCTGAAAATCACCTGATCGAGGAAAATCGAGAACAGGTCTTTAACGAACTGATCGTCGGTGCCGAGCGCGTCGGTGAGGGCGTCCGAGATACCCTGGTTGACCGATTCCAGCTTGCGGGCGACGGCTTCCTCCACGTCCTGCGCCGGATCGCTCATCGAACGGGCGTAGCGGCCGAGTGCGCCCATATTGTCGAGCTCGACGCCGCGACCTTCTGCACCTTGCCGCTCTGCAAGCAAGCGCCGTGCTTCGGCAGCGTCCGCAATCTTGCCCGCCGCAATCGCCTGGTCGAGCATGGCGCGCTCGATCTCATGCTGGATGGCGAGCGCCTGCCGCTCAAGCTGCCGGCGTTCCTCGAGCGTGTCGGCGATGTCCGCGCGAGCCTGTAGGGCATCCGCCTCCAGTGCGAGTCCGTCGACGCGCTGGCGAAGCGCCTCCCGCTCGCGATCGCGCAGGCGGTCTGCCTCTCGTTGCGCCGCCTCTCCGCGAACCTGCTGTTTCTGGAGGTCGGTCAGCGTATCGACGAGCTTGGCGCGCTCCTCGTATTCCTTTTGCGTGAGCGTGCCGAGCCGCACCTCCGTCTGATATTGCGCGAGCCGCTGCGCCTTCTCGCTGTCGATCTGCTGGAGCTCGAAGCGCAGGATGTCCTCGCTTGCCGTGGCCAGCGCGGCGCGGGCGGCGAGAATGTCGTCATCGATCGAAGCGAGCTCGCGCTGATTGGCGGCGTCCTCGCGGATCTGGCGCAGGCGGTCGCTCTCCGCCTTTCGTGCAGCCGATGCGGCCTTGCGGGCGGCGCCCGATCCGCCTCCACCACCGCCGCGCGAGGCCGGAGCGCCACTGCTGATCCGATTGCCCATGGCGTCGTAGCCACGGAACACGTCGGCTGCACTTTGTGCGGCGATCTCATTGCGGCGACGTGCTTCGGCCGCGGCCTGCCCGCGGTTGAAGGTGCCGAGCAGGCTGGTCCCTGACGTCGGGCGATTGTTCCACCAGTCGCTGGCAGAATTTCCGGTCAGCAGAGCGCCCCCGAGACCCTGCTTCGAGAGCCAGCCCGAGATAGCGTCGATCTCGCCAAGCAGCGGACGAATGCGGTCGGCGAGGGACTGCGCTTCCGATCCGATCTGTCCGAAAATGGATTGCGCCGCCGCCAACATCGGGTCGAACACGTCCGCGAGGCCCTCGAAGGTCGAGCGGATGTCGATGCCGGTTTCCATGGCCGCTTGTTCGAGGTCTGCGAACCCCTGCGTGCCGTCAGTGATGAAGTTCGCCAGCATTTCTGAGAACGCGCCGCCACGGTCGAAGGCGCCGAATGTGATGGTGGCGGCGTTCTCGACTTGCTGCATCGCCTGGTCGAATGTGATGGGCAACTCGCGGAACTCGGCGTCGATTTGCGCCGATGCGCCCTGCAGCGCATTGATCACTTCGCGGCCGGTGAGTTCGCCCGCCTGCCCCATTTCGCGCAACTGCCCGATCGTCACATTGAGGCCATCGGCGAGAGCACGCGCAAGGCGAGGGGCGTTTTCGAGAACGGAGTTCAATTCCTCGCCGCGTAGCGTGCCGGACTGGATGCCCTGCAGGAACTGACGCAAGCCGCCCGCTGCCTCCGCCGCGGTCGCGCCGCTGACCTGAAACGCCTTGGTGATCGTCTCGGTCGCTCGGGCCGCCTCTTCTTGGCTGATGCCGAGTTCGCGCGAGTTGCGCTGGAATGTGGCGTAGAGCTGCGCTGTCTCTTCCAGCCCAGATCGCGACGCCATAGCGATCCGGCGCACATCTTCCTGCGCCTGCGCGAAGTTGCCGGTCTCGCGCGTGGCAAGCCGAAGCTGCGCCTCGATCTGCTTCGACGAATCGACAAGGCGGAGGAATTCGCGGGCCGTCGCGACGGTGGCGATGCCGGCGAGTGTTGCGCCTACCCGGCCGGCTCCGGCGCTGATCCTGCGCTCGAAGGCCGCCATGCGCGCTTCCTGAGACTTCGTCGTGCGCTCGAAGGTGTTCTGCGCGCGCCGCAGGTCAGCCTCGTACTTCCCGACGCGGGCTTCGAACTCGACAACGACTTCATCAGCGGTGGCCATCAGTGCAGCACCTTCACGCCGCGGGCCTCGAGGTCGCGCATGTGCGCCTCCGCAGCCTCGATCTCTTCGTCAGTCAGTGGCGGGGGAGGGGTTTGGCCGCTGTCAGGGTGGGCGCGCTCCCACCCGTCGACCAGCATTCCGTACTCCCAGAGGGTCAGCTTTTGCGCAGCCTCATGGCCAACGCCCATCACTGAGCAGTTCGTGAAGAACCCTCCGAGGTCGATGCGGCTACCTTGTCCGGCTCGTTCTCCGACTTTTTTTTTGAGCCCTCGCCCTGCGCAGGCTCGTAGCCGACCATGAAGGCGTGCGTGATCGCCTTCGCTAGGTTCCAGCTCTCAGTGAACGGGCGTGCCTCGGGGCCGGTGACGTATCGATCGAGGAGCGCGGCAACGACCTGCGGTTTGCATTCGACCTGCTGTCCGTCAACAGTGCCGCCAGCGCCTCCAAGCAGCCCTTGCCGGATTACCTCGGTTACGTCGGCAAGATGTGCCTGCCCGATCATGACGCGCTCATAGATCGCCTGGATGCCGGCGTTGCCCTTGCGTTCGATCTCGGCGCAAGCGGCCCAAGGCAACTTGAAGTTGTAGCTGCCGTCCGCCCAATCGAGGGTCAGGTTCGTCTGCATCGTCAGACGGCGTCGGTCCACGCGAGCAGGCCCTTGCCCGTGACGGTGATGCTCAGTTGCTTCCAACCGCCCTTTTCGGCGCCTTCCTCCCATGAGGAGATGAAGCCGGGGCCTTGCCAGTAACCGTCATCGATGGCGTCGCCGGCCGGCTCACCCGATGCGAAGCGCCAGTTCTGCGATTCCCCTAGCAACGCTCGAAGTGCCGCCGCCTGCGCCCGGTTGTAGAGGCCAGAGCCGGTGATCGACCAGTCCTGCGCCCCGACCTCGCGGATGGTCTGTGCCACTGCCTCCGGGTCGTCGCAGTCGTAATCTTCTTCTTCGAACGCGCTTGCGTAGGTGAGCGACAATGTGAAGTTCTTGAGGCCGCAAAGCTGCGTGAACACCTCGGGATCGGCACCATCGCCGAACATCAGGTCCGTATAGTTGCCTTTGACCTTGGCGGTTGTGTAGGCCATCGATAGGTGCCCTCGCTGGTGAACAGTCGAGCGGACAATGGCGGGGGCGCTGCGGCGTCTCTACGGACGGAAAGGCAGAGCGAATGAAGACGTGCCCGGCCTGCCGAGAGTCGATCGATGTCGCGGCCACGCGGTGCGCGCATTGTCACACGGCATTCGATGAACTGGCGATGCGTGCGGGCCGGGCAGAGCACCGGAGAATGACGATGCTGAAGTTCGCGGCCGTGCTCATCGGCCTCGTCGTATTCGCGTTCTGGGTCGCTCAACCGTAGCGCGGCGCTTCTACGCCTCAGCGAGAGCCTTCATTTCCCAGAAAACGATGCCATGCCACACGTCCGCTTCTTCCGGATCGGGCAGAACCTGCGTGCGGACGACGTAGCAATCCTCGATCGCGTCGATCGCCTCGGCCGCCGCGTCCACCGTGTCGCCCATCCACGCTTCCGGGTCGGGGATGCTCGCCGACGCACCTGCGAATAAATGATAGGCCCCTGAGACGTCGCCCCCGCGCCAGCATGAATACCGATCCGGCTCAGTGGTGGCGGTGCCGTATCGACCGAACGGCTTGACCGGCGGGTTCGGCGTCTTGGCGGGGTAAAGTCGAGCTGCTGGAATGCGCGCCGTGACGGCAGCATAAGCCTTCAGCGCGGCCAGGATCGACGTCCGGGCATGGACTGTCGGGGCAATCCCCATCGTCGTTATCCGGCGCTATCAGGCTTGGGAACGCGAATGCCGAGGCGAGGGCGGCGAACAGGTTCCAGTTCGTCTCCGGGTGCGTCGTCTCCAACCGGCGCATGATCGCGGTCAGCCACGCTGTCAGCCGGGTTACGCTGAGGCTCATCGCTCGCGGCCTTAGCGGGTTTCTTCGCCTCTGTCGCCTTTCCTGCCGCTCGGGCGGCATCAAGCACTTCGCGCTTGACCTGATAGAGCCCGTCGCCGTCCACGCCTCCGTCCACGCGATAGTGGGACACCGCCCGAGAGGGCCAGCGGTGATCGTAGTCGGAAGAGAAGCGCGCCCAGACCATTACGCTGCGACGCTGCGACCGATCACGACGATATCGTAGTCGACGGCCGCTCCCGCGCCGCTGTTGGTCACGGTCAGGAGGTCGCCAGTGCCGGCCGTCACCGCGGCACCCGAGCGGGACTGGAAGAGGAAATATTCACCCGGCTTCACCGCAACACCGTCGCCTGCGGCCAGGAAGATCGGTGCGCCATTGGCGGCAGGCTGCGTCACGTTGACGTTGTTCGTGTTGCCCTCCGCGGCTCGGATGAAGACGAGCACGACCTCGGCGGCGGTGATCGTGGCGCCGAACGCATTGGCGAGCACGCCGGCGAGGTCGAGGTCTTCCGTTCCCGAAGCGGCGAGCGTGCGGGTGTCGGAGAAGAGAAGGTCCGCCTTGCCGGTGGAATCGGTCCCGGGCGTCAGCTCGAGCGATTCCACGATGTCGTCGAGTTTCAGCTTCGGCGAGCCGAGATCGTTCGAGCCTGTCAGGGATGCGGCGATCGAGAGGCGGACCTGTGCGGTAACACCAGCGGGCATGTTCGGGCTCCTTGCCTGTGTGCGGGTAGGGGTAAGGCTTGGCGAGGCGAATGCGCTACGGACGGGGACTAAAGCGTCCCGCCTCGCGAAATCCGCCTCGCCGCGGCCTTGGCGAGCGCTTCGCCCTCTTTGCGAACCGTCCTTGCTGCTGGGCGCGCGAAGGGGCGCTCAGCCATGTTGCTTGTGCCAAATTCCAGCGGCAGCGCGTGCGGCGCGTCGAACACCGAGTTCGCCTTGAACGGGCCGAGCTTCTCGACGTGACCGGAGCGGCGAAGGTCGCCAGTATCCTCGTTCGGAGGCTGACCAGGTGCGGACGGAACGTGGTTCGCGCCCGACACCGCGCCCTCGGTGATGAGGTGCGAGGCCTCTGCGACGTGCATGTCGGCCAGCGTGTAGACCAGCTTCGACGCCTCCCGCTCGACACGCGGCCCCATCGCCTTGAGCCTGCGCAGGTGCTTATCGGCGCCGCGGAACTTCGCCATCACACAGCCCTCGCGCGGCAAACCCAATGCGAGGCTGCGGCATCGAGCTCAGCCGAGAGCAGGCGCCAGCGTTGCCCGCGCAACGTCAATTCGTTGTCGCTGTCGACCGTGCCGATCCCCTGCGCGAGCACGATGATGCGGGCGTCACCTTCGGCATAGCC